CATTTTGCGCAGACTGACTTTGATTTGATTCAAGAATATCAGAAAGGTTAAAACTATCCTGTCCGCCATCAAAAAGGTCTATCCTTACTTTGCCCAATCCTTTTTGAGCAAAACAAGGCATTGTAAGAAAGAACAGAAATAATCCTATAAGTAATTTTTTCATAGTTTATGTGCAGAAGCCCACATACTTGTTATTTTCTGTTGATAATCTGGGCCTAACTTTGCATTTTGGTTTGTTAATAAACTCGTTAGCATTTCTTTTGCTTTAGCCCAAGCAGTCGCCGCTCTTTCCAATGCTTCCTTTTCCTGTGCATAAGCCCAACCCACTGCGTCGTAAGTCAGAAAACTATCCGCATCTATAAAAGGATAGTCATTGTCATCCACCATTTTAGTTATTTTTTTCTTGAATAAAAGACGCATAGAATATTCACCATCAGGGATTAAGCCGAGTTTCATAACCTTATGTCTTAATACCCTGACTATACTTGGTATGTAAGCAAGGACTACTCCGTCAGAATCAGCTATCGTGATATATCCTGTAGTGTCTCGTGATTTGCTGTTGTGGATAATTCCATAAAATGTCTTTGTGCCTGAAACATAAGTAGTCGGGTCTGATGCAGAAACAACTATATCTTCAAAGTCAATAATCGTTTGATCTGAATTGATGTATCCCTCGACTCTTACCGTTGTCGCTGCGTCTTCAGAAACAGAAGAACTCTTTGCTTTTACTGTGTTACCTAAAGAACTAATATCAGTTATTGTCGCTTTGACTCCATATATTCTTGCGAATTCAGGTTTACCGGTTTCACCATCAGCGATATTAGCTATGTTTGCGTCAAAGTATTGCTCTTCAGTTTTTATTGTTAATTTCTTATCGTTAGTAATATCATATACCCTTAACGGTTTATCAAACCTTAACGGCATAGAATAATCTTCCTGTTCGTCTACTGTAGTGAAGTTATGTTTATCTTTAAGTTCTGTATAATAATCGTAAACATTGAACAGAAAATCCTGCCCCAGATTAAGCCACACGCCTATTTTAGTCTTATAGTCAGCATCTCCACTTCTCTGGACTAAGGTCGCTACATTAGTCTTTAGCTCTCCGTAATTATACATTTTTAAATTCTTCTCCTTAAAATTTTCGCTTTACAGGTAAAAGATAAGTGCTTCTTATTTTTAAAATCGTAAAGTTTTTGGTCTTTTCAACTACCTCAAAATTCAGAATAGCTTGTAATCTCTGACCTATTTCCTTATCCCCCACATCGGGCATAAATTCTTCTGCTACCGTAAAAACAGGTTTATAGGTTTCAGGCATTTATATTATCCTTTTATCTTTTTCCGTTATCAGATTGGCTTCAGTAATCAATAGAGTAGTCATCTTGTATTCGTTGCCGTCTTCCGCCATTTCTAATTTTTCTGCATCCACTATCAATTTTGACATCAGTTGTCCTTTGTCGCCAAGATGAAGTTGGTTAACGAAAGCAAATCGTTTATCCCGTTTATCAAGGATAACTCTCGGTTTCTTTCTGAATATAGCTAATGGTGATCTGCCTTTTTCCATTTTAGTAGGTTACGATTACTGTTATCGGACTTGCGTCTGATCCGGCTGCAAGAAACGATACCGAATTTGTTACAAAGTCATAAAGACTTATCTCGCAATCACCGTCAAGTTGCACACAATCATCTGTAGCATCACAGGTGCATCTATCGCCATCTCCGTCAGCGTCGGCATTTATAGTATTACCTCTCAAACTGACACAGACAGTTTCAGTAGAACCATTCTGTATAATTAAGTCCCTTGAATCATAAGGAAACGTCCAAGTAATCTGAGTGTTTGCTACGTTAGTCCAACTCGCCCAGACATTTGTTCTCGGTTGTGCGAATACCGGAGTAACAACAAATACCACCATCGATAATGCTAAAACTAATCCCAAAATTACTGCTTTTCTCATCCCTTCCTCCTTTGCGCCTGTTCTTGGCGTTCTTCTTCTGTTAGTGTATCGAGGTCTTTTTTACAATACCAATTACCGTCTTTTTTTGTGATTCGGCTATCTTGTTCTGGATACCAAAATCCACAAATTACACACTCAACTTGTTTTCCCCGATACCATACTGGTTTTTTCCCCATTCCTAAACTCCTCTTCAGTTTTTTTATTTTTTCTATGATTGCATTTTATACAAGCAACTGCCAAATTATTATATTCATTTGTTCCACCTCTTATTAAAGGTATTTTATGTTCTAAACTATCCTCACTAAATTTAATCGGATTTAAACACAGATAACAAGTAAGGTTCCATACTTTTTAATATTATCTTCATAAATCAATTGAATAGTATGTATAGATAACTTTCCACCACCCTTCATCATTGCTTTTCTTTTTTGTCCGTAAATCTTCGCATACTTTTTTTTGCGTATGATGTCTTTAGATATTCCGCCTTTCCAAAAATTACAATTAGAACCAGAGTGTTTACCTTTATGAGAATTACTCATTTTTTTAAGAGTTTCTTCAGAATGAATATGTCCTTTTTTAAAACTTCCCCTTGTTGCTGATTTGCCCCTAAGTTTATTACTAATTTTTCTTTTAACTTCTTCAGAGCGTGGAATTCCTTTGACATATTCTCTTGTCTTACTCATATCGCTGCCTTTTTTAAACCAACTCTTATTATTAGATTTACGCATTTTCTGTTTGGTTTCTTCAGTAAATTTTCTTCCAATATTGATTTTATGTCCTTTAATAAATTTACCCTTACTATCTCTAAATCTTTTCATTTTGCTCTCTTATTACACCAGAATACATTCCGTAGAATAATATCAACCACATTCCGCTTACAGCCGTGTGCGTCGGAAATATAAACATAGCGCACATCAGATAAGCTGATAAACAACTAAAATAAATTAAGACTTCCTGTGTCTTTTTTGCTTTTATAAATCTTATAAATAAAGTCAATAGTAATAATAATATAGATATAAGTCCTGACCAACCTAATTCAAATGTCGCTTCACCGATGTCATTGTGAAGATGAGCATATTTGTCTGTTGCAGTATTGAAATTCTCATCTTTATTAGCTTGATAGTGGGGGAATATCTTTAGGAAATTCCCTAACCCAAATCCAAATATCGGATTACAGGTTATCCTTCTTTCCACGTTTTGTTTTCTAATGGATATTTTTCCCTCGTAAACTGATACTATTGCCCTTTTTAATGGAGTTATTCTTCCTCCGATACCCGCAAACGGACTGGCCTTTTCAAATTTAGTAAAGAATACCGCTGACATTATTATCGAACTAATTACTAAGAAGATAAAGATTTTCTTACTTTTGAAGTATGTCAGAAATCCACACGATATTATAAATGCCATCCAAGCTGATGATGTCGTTGAACTCCATAGGCCGAATATCACTAATGGCAATATCCAAGGAAATAAAGTCAGGACAACTGGCCCTGTCGTAGCTAAAAGCACTCCTAATTGATTTCGACTTCCACAGAAACCTACTGTATCGTCTAATTCGTAATATGGCCCATCTTTCGCAACAAGATGAAAAATAGGGTCTTTGTTCATCGCTTGAACACATACCCAAAGACTCTGTATCAAGACAATCGTAACTATTGCCCTTAATATCCACCTTCTTTGATTACGATTTAACTTGCTTATTCCATAAGCGGCTAAACACGCTAAGTCTATCTGCATAAGACACAGAATAGCCCTGAATGAATAATTCGCCACGAATATCATCGAAAACAAACATACTATCGTGAAAATAGATAAATACTTATTAAATTTCCAAAGAACAAGCGATACTCCAAAAAAGAATATTGTCGTAAGGCTTAAATACTGTACAAACCATACATCAACTCCCTTGACAGGTAAAATCCCTGAAAGAGGAATCACAAAAATACTTATCAATACTAATATGAAAAATTTTTTCACTTTGTTTTAAAGTTAGGGAGACGGCTTTTACACCGCCCCCCGATTACTTGTGTCTACTAACTCTGGTTACCAACTATAGTTCCTACGTCCATACCATCTCTATTATCCCACGAGCCTGTTGGAAAACTTGCATAAGCCTCCATTGTAGGATTTGACGCAATTCGGAGATCTCCATCGGTATCAACCCAAAGATAATATTCATCTCCATTTGTGGATACTAAACCTATGTATCCCGGATTGCCTGTCGTATCGAGTCCTTGAACGCTGGCATTAACGAAGTTTGTTTTTCCTTCATAGTTATATGCAGGATTTCTCGCACCCTGAGCATAACAAAGAGTAGTCACAAGCAATAGTATCGAACAACAAACTACTACTCTCTTCATATCTCCTCCTTATGCTCCTTCCGAGCCGTAGGTTCCCATTGCGTGAGACCACTTAACCGAAAATCTCATTCTTGCGAGATGTTTCAGATTAGTAGTATCAAAATCGGTTCCTCGTCTTAGTGCTCCGAGCTTCACTCTCCAAAAGAATTTCAGTTTATGGTTTGACTTTTCTGCAAGTAAAAACCACGCATCAGTATCTGTGAGATAATGATTGATGTTATACTGTAGGTCTTTCTTCTGTAAAGCGTTAACTTCGTTATTTGCAACGTAAGGCTTGTATTCAGAGCTCACCAACTCTTCTGCTATATTCCATAAATCAGATGGAATAAGAAGCATAACAGCCTTTGTAGGCCGTTTCAAACCTCTCTCATCCTCAAACTTCTCAATCGCCGTAAAAGCAGCGGTCAAAGAAGTAATGGATAAATCAGCAGCAGTTGAAGGCTCATTAGCCCAAGTGTTGCCCTCTACGTCAACGTGAGCATCAGAAAACAACGCAACGCCATCATAACCGGCATACGTATTTGAAAACCCATTGTTGAATATGTTAGCCGCTGTAATTTCGACTGTCTCAGTAGCGCTTCTATTTAACGCTTGAGGAAGTTTGTTGAAGGTTTCCGGTGTTCTTAGATTATCTTCAACAGCTTCTTCAGTAATCTCATAGCCTAAAGCATAAGTAACATGCAGATAGACTGTGGGAGTTCCCCTTTTGACTACATCGTAGGTTGCAGCAGACCCCTGAGTCTTTTCCGGCATTAAACCAAAACCAGACTCAAAACTATCTTTTTCCGACGCCTTGTCAGACGTTTCGATATTAAAAATCTTCCTATACTCTTGTCCCCAATCCTTGAGACCATCTTGAAACATCTCATTAAGGTTAGCGTCAAGAGCATCTACTATTGTACTTGTATTTATAGCAGCCATTTAATCCTCCTTAAACGCCTACAGCAGTATCAACCTGTGCCCATACGCTTTCGTGGAAAGTTACGTACACGTCAACATCCGCTGCCCAAGTATTATTGGGTTCATCTACCTTACCCAGAATTAAAAACTGTCCTTCAGTGCTAATACCACCACCACCGTTTAATTCGTGAGCGCTTGATCCTATGGTTGTGTTTCCCGTTCCCGCAACGTGATCGATAGTTCCCCATACATCTGCCGCTGTTATTGCCGTTAATGACTGTGCTCTAAATACTGCATCAGGCAAAGCTAAGGCAACATCAGCATATCCAGCCGTGCTGGAAGCTAAGTATGGAGTTCCTGTTGAACTACTGGGATGGTCAATCGGAACGCCTACTGAGTCGTATAATGCAACTACTACGCCAGCTGCGGTAACTCCCGCATCAGCAGCCGCAGGTCTTACTGAACCAGCAGCGTTATTAGCAACTACATCACCGACAAAAACATTTGTCCCATTTGACGCATCAATCGGAAAACGCAACACAGGAATTGAACTACCGTCCAACATTTTACAAGGACGGAATCCTAATATATTCCTATTTGCCATTATTTACTCCTTTACATTCCTAAGTCTTTCTTTGTTTGTATTCCCTTCATATCCTTATGTCCGACCCCTGAAATAGATGGGTCGCCTTCACTTACTAACCGCTTGATAGCGTTTATTGGTGCATTAGCCTCTGTTTCTTTTACTTTTGCTTTTTCTTCATAGAGGCCTTTCGGCATAAAGGTCAGGATAGTATCACCAACATGATACACACCGTCAGCAGCAACATATTCTTCCTTTACGCCTATTTTTATCAGATGCTCTTTTTTGCATATCTGCCATCCGCCTTTCTGAAAGAGTAACGCCCCTGTCTTTTCAGACAGATTCTTGCGTTCATCTCTCAAGAAGCGATAAACATATCTTGGGTCTCGTTCAGGCAGATAAAACACATCTGCTTTCCCGTAATAGTCTTTTATTACTTCAATCGTATAATCCGGTTTTACCGCTTGTTTTTTTCCGACATCCTCTGTCGCTTTAGGAACTTTGTTTAAGTTTTCCTCTTTCATTATGCCCTCCCTTTTCTTGAAGCCTTTGCTCTCGTAGCTTTCTCAATTATCTCTTTTTCAGTATATGTTCTATTTGTATCAGGGTTTGTCGCATCCCGATACATCCTTATTGCCGCATCTATCTCATTTTCTGATAAAACAACCTTGTCTTTCTTATCCTTTTCTGAAGGAGCAGACGAAGGGTGTAAATTCAAATTATCAGAGAAATCAGGTTTCTTATCAAAAATCCTTAAAATCTGTTTTGCTCTTTTTAATGCAAGGCTCAATCCTTTTGGACTATAAGCATAACCCTCTTTGAAAATCTCAATAGCTGTCTTATACAATGGGTCTTCGGGATTAAAATCAGGATGTTTCTTATCAAATTGAGGATATTCACCTAAGACTGCATCTGCGTCTTCTTTGCGTGTCCTATCAAAATCATCCTTAACTTTCTTATCTTTATCTTCTGTGCGAAGAATATCCCTATCCTCTGACCTGTCTCTTTCTCTCTGAAGTTGATACGCCTTTGCTTCTGTAATCTCACCGGCAGTCATCATCGAATTAAGAGTTTCGTCAGTATAATGTTTCTTGCCTTCAAACTCTACGGTGTCTCTCTTGACCGGTGCAGGTGGAAGTTCATCCTGTTTAGCTTTTAAATCAGCTACTTCTTTCTCTAAATTCTTGACTTTTTCACTTTCAACGCCAAACTTTTCCTCTGCGTCTTTCCATTTCCAAGTAAGAGTGCCTATCTTCTTACTATATCTGGTAGTTCGATCCAGCTTTAAAGTATCAAGCTCTTCGTTTTCTTCTTTGGTCTTGTCGTTCTTTTTGTAAAGTAAATCTAATCGTTCTTCTTCCTTCTTTTCGTCTTCCGTAACCTTATTTAGGTTTTTGTCGTCAGCCATTTTTCTCCTTATTTTTCCATTAGTATTAAGTCTTTTTGACTTTGAACTGCCGTTGTCGCTGCTGAAGCCAGACCCATATCTTTATAGTCTGTCTTTGCTTCTTTCCAACCAAAAGCCTTCATCTTATCGATATTGCGTGTAGCCACATATCTTTTTTGTTTTTCTGGTTTCTTAAAGATTGACTTTAAGGTTGGTTTAGTTTTAACCTTGACCATTTTCACCCCCTTTGTTTTTACTTCCAGTTCCTATGCCTACGTGGAAAATTAGGTTTTCTACCAGTCCTTAAGCATCTTTTTCTACGTTTTCCTCTTGGCATACATACCCCCTTATTAAAAAAGCCCCTAAAACAACAGTTTGTCCGTCATCTTAAGGGCTGTATTTTTCAGCTACCTAATTAACTATTTATTATAAATAATACTATAATCTATATCTAAATATTTCAAAAGAGAAAAACGGTTATTTGATAATAATTTTAAAAACCATTCGTAATTAGCTTTTCCACCATAATAGAATTCCCATAAAGAATTCTCTTTTTGTATTAACATTGTGCTTAATGATGGAAAATCTAATACTTGTATTATAGGACTTCTTTCCTCAAACCATAACTCAAAATTATCATCAAGTAGACAACAAACATCTATCCAATCTATATCCTTGTTTTCTCCAACATATATTCTATAACCATCAACCTCTATATCAGCAAAACAAGGAGTTACTAAAAAGAGTAATATTAAAAATATACTAATATTCTTCATAACGATTAAATTAGTGGCGGTATCGAACTACGAACTTTATAAGTAGTGCTTAAGTGCTTATGCCTGTCTGACTACCGCCAATCTCGCAGGTTCGTTCATTGTAGTCCCATTCCTGTCAGTTAGTCTTCTTCACGATTATTTATCTTTTACAATCATCTTCACAGATTTATTCAAGGTGCAATTAAGGTTAGCTATCCCGCCTTCCTTCAAATTCACCTTGAATTCGATATTGCCTGTGAACTTACCCTCTTTGAGTTTATCAAGCTCTCGTTCTATGAATTCCAAATACCATTTTGTTACACTGTCTTGCATAACTTCCTCCTACCCCAGCTTTTAGTTTTTTTATGACAATCCTCACAAAGAGTAATGCCGTTTTCTATATCCCAAAAGGGTTGATAAGTAACTGTTAATCTCAAAAATGTTTCAAAATCTTCAATTAAACTAAATTGATTATATTCTTGTAAAAAAGTATCTACAAGTTTTGCTAATTGTTTCTTATGGTGTGGATGTATATATTTACCCTTATTAAAACATTCTTGACAGACATATCCATCTCTTCTAAAAATTTGTTGTCTCCATTGTTTCCATTGTTCAGAACTTTTTAAAATAGCAAATAATCTTCGTCGAGCTTCACTATACAAAGAAGGTTTTTTTCTTATTTTAAATCGTTTAGAAAGACTGATATTTTTTCTATGTTCTTCAGTAAAAATTTTACCCAATGTATATTTATTACCAGTGCTTCTTTTTCTTATCTTTTCTCTTAATTCTTTAGAAACAGGATGTCCCTTCTTAAACTCTGTTTTAAGTGAAGCGTGATTTCCTTTATTTTTTTTGCTAATTTTATCTTTAGTTTCTTGAGAATGATGTTGCCCCATAATCCAAACATCTTTTCCTTTATTGGCTTTTCCTATTTTCTTTTTTGTTTCTTCGGAATGTTTGAATCCCTTTGGTCTTGCCATTATTTTATTCTTTTTCCAGACTTCTCAAAGTGGCTATTTGCGATTCTAACGGCACGCCCTGCACAAGATTTATCCGTTCCATTCTCAGCAAGACAGGTCTTTAATGCACCATTGGCAATTTTCACCCAAGCCTTCTTCTGAGACTTACTTAATCCTTTTCTGTGTGAATCTACATCGGCGACTGACCAAGGCATTTAGACCTCCTTTTCAAAAATAAAAGTTGAAGCAAATGTTGGTTTACCATTAACTAATCCTTTTATTTTTTTTAATCTAAGACCTGTTCTCCACTCAACCGAACTAATATTAGTCCTAATAATTTTTTGTGTTTCTTCAAAAGTTTTATTTTCTAACTTGAACATTCTATATTGTTCTGGCATAATTTTATATTGTTCTATCATTTCTTATCTTATTACTCCTTTTAGTATTCCCGATAACTCGTTTATTATCCTATCAAAGTCCTCGTGGTCAAAAACAAACCTGAAATTCTGCATCGGTTCATTTGCATATATTGAATATCTATAATTACCCTCTGCTAACATTGCTTCAATAATCTCGTGTAAAAATGTCGGTAGTATATCCTGCTCGTATTTAGTGCCTATTGTTATGATGTTCTTAGTTCCGTCAAACGAACCACCACCGTCTTTAGGGTCAAGTTTAATCGTCCACTCTCTGCCAGCAATCAAGACTATTTTAGGAAGTTTCATTTTTATACTTTTGTTCCAACCTTAAAACTGTCTCTATCCCCCAACAAGCACCTGCGTCAAATTCTCTCGTTTTGTTTCCCTTTGCCTTTAAGACTGCATTAGAGTTATTAAGACAAGCCTTAATCTCTTCTTTTATATCATCCCACTCTTGAGACGAGAAAGCATCAGGTAATCTCTGTTCCCGGGATTTGGTTTGTTCCTTTTGGGACATTTGTTCCTCCTCCTGCTAAGTCTGGTCTTCCGCCTGTTGGCGCTGTAGTATTAGAATTAGGGTCTATACCCATTTCTGACATAACCATTCTTTGAGTTATCATTTTTCTTAATAAATCAATATGCTCGTTTATATGCGGTATGATGATTTTCTCTTTGATGTCATCGGGGATTGTATCATCTGTAAGCATTTCCCTATGGACTTTTATATGACTGATATGATCTTCCTGTTCTGTAGGGCTTCCATAATCTCCTTGTAAGAAACGGGCATTCTCTTCTTCTGGTGTCTTAACATCCTCTCCCGGTGCCTCAGGTAAGAACTTAGACAAACCAGTATCATCTAACTTGTCAATGAGCCATTTAGTCAATGAGTAGAGTGCCTGTATTCCCTGTGGTAGCTTCGGTGAGAAGAACGGATTAGTTACAAGCATATTGTATATCGCTATTGCTTTGTTCGCTTCAAGTGTCTTATTGACGTTTAGGATATTTCCTGTGAGTTCGAAATCAGGAATTGACTTTAAGGCAAAGTCTTCAAGACTTACTGATTCAAACTTCCAAGGCATATCCTCACTCGCTCCGGCTATCCTCATATACTTATTTTTAGGCATATTCTCTTTGTAGAGCAAAAACCATCTCTTGAATATATCTCTTAGTGTCTGGTTCTTTCGTTTGATAATCATATTCAAACGGACACTTCCCTGCGCTACGACTAACGCTGCTTTCTTAGCCGGCGCTGTAGGGTCTATCTTACTCTCAAGTCCTGCTGAGTATGCGCTTATACCGAAAAGCATCTGCGCCCAATAACTGACTAATTCCAGCATTATCTGTAATGACGCATCAGGGGCAGGAAATTGGAATAACTTTACACCAGAGGGATCAGAAGTAGGATACATATATCCGTGTCTGATTTTTATAGGTTCATCTCTTAGATTACCCATAGGGGTAAAGAACGCTACTGGACTATTAGATTGGATTGTGCCAAAACAATACTGGTTATAAAGAGCGTCATAACAGGTCTGTGGGCTTTCCATTACGTCTATTACGCCACGACCTATTCGTCTGCCGTCATCATCAGGGATAAAGTAATCTATACCGATTGGGCGCATCTTTAACGGGAATTTGTTTTTACGCAAAGAACCCAAGACCTCTGAGTCCATATTCATAATACCGATAAACTCGCCTTCTAATTCCTGTTCATCTTCTATCTGGCCTTCCTTGTCCCGTTTGACTACTGAGAGACGTATTCTGCCGTAAAACTCTACAAACTCTTTTTCCCATTTACCTACTGGAATCTCATCACCCTCGTAATCTATCATCTTTGTATCAGATGTGGCTTCACCACTCCAGTCTTGAATGTCTTTGATTGAGTCTTTATACATCTTGCCTTGAAGTTCCTCTCTTAGATACTGGTCATAAGTAAGACGTATTCTTCGCATTTCCCATTCAGGAGTTACATCCATAAGAGCGTTGAGCGGTTGAAAGTAGTCCTTCCGGGAGAAGATTTCTAACTTCGGCCCATTGTATAATAGTTTCTCTTTGTCTCTTTCTTGATATATAGGTTCCTGTGTATCTGGATCGACTAACGGCTCTTCAGGTTTAGCAGGGTTCATAACCATTTCTCTTTCAATCTCTGTGCCATATTCTTTTACCCAGTGCATAATGTAAGGACATTCGCCTATCTTTTCAGAGTTATGGAATAACCTGTCTGTCCTCTCAAAAATCTTTATCTCGTTCTTCATTGACCAATTACCGAATACGCCCAATTTCTTGACTTTCGGAATGTCGCCCTCTTCAACAGGAAGAACACGCATAATATCTTTAGGAGTATGAAACACGTTCATAATGTTTGCGTGGATGACTTCCATAGTTACTGCTGATAAAGGAGTTCTGTAGTTAGGAACATCGCTATCTGCACCCTTTACGGTCTTAGGAACCATACGATATACTTCGTCAGCTTCGTCTATCTGGTCGCAACGCTCATTGTGTTTAGTCTGGACATCATCAAAGCGAGACTTAATATATCTTGCAATGCGCTCTCGTTCTAAAAGACTTAAGTCTATAAGATATTCTTTGTTTTTCTTCTTAAGTTGCCTAAGATAATCTTTCTCATTGTCCGCTTCGATTTCCTTGACTATTTCTTTATTAGAGGGTTTCTTCTCTTTGGGTATCTTAGTCGGGTCTTGTAAAAAGTCTTGAAAGTTATCAGCCATTTATTGACTCCCTATTCTGTTCCTTATGTCGTCTAAATTCTTAATCAACGGTGTGTTTATCGGTACAATCTTTGTCTTCGGTTGTGTAGAAGCGATAATTATATTATCAAGCTGTAGTTTTGCTAATGTCAAAGCCCTATCAAA